CAGATGGCCCGATCTCATAGCCAGCCCGGTGGCACTCTTTTGTCAGATCGCGTGATGTGAATTGCTTTTGCGGGTGAAAGGCATCGATGGCGATCTGATAGATTTGCCAGCCGGTGATTTTTTTCTGGTATCCAGACTTGGGCTGCTTCTTGGCTTTCGTCTGTGCTGGGATGGCCAGCCTCAACTGGTGCGTCACTGGCTGGCGCGTCTCTGGCTCTGGCTGTGGTTCCTCTTTTGTGACAGCCTCAACCTTTGTGATCGTGGCGTGGCGTTCCAGCCCGGTGGCAATCAGCTCACCGAGCGCGTCCTTGCTGCATTCCAGCGTGATGATGTAGTTTTCAGGCATCACATTGCTCCTCCAAATTTGGCGATCAGCGCCCACACATTGTATTCGGTTGTGACGGCATTAGTGCCGAAGACGATCAGCAGTGTTGTCAGAAACAACATGCCGACAAAGTCGATGATCATGCTACGCATTGAAACCTCCTATGCGTTGATCAGGTTACGCACTGAGCTGGCATGCCACTGCCGGCCCATTGCGGTGGGAATGCCGGCATCGTTCAATGCCGACGCTATTGCACGCAGGCTCTGGCCTGCATTGCGCAATGCTGTGATGACCGGCATCGCCTGCGGCGCAACCTGAGCGGTGGCGTCGCGGCGAATGCCGGCGGTAGCAGCGCCGCCCCTTGCCGGGCAGGGAGAACCCAGCTTGGTGCCGCGCTGCTTTGCTGCGGCCAGTGCTGCCTTGGTGCGCTCGGAGATCCGGCGGCCTTCCCATTCGGCAAACACAGCGGCCATCTGAAGAAATGTGCGGTCGGCCTCCGGCATGTCGGCGCAGACGATAGGCACGCCGGCCTCAAGCAGACCAGTGATAAAGTGGACGTTACGCGCGAGGCGATCCAGCTTGGCGATCAGCAGCGTCGCGCCAGTCTCCTTGGCGTGGGCGAGGGCAGCGGCCAGCTCCGGGCGGTCGGTGCGCTTGCCGCTCTCGACCTCGGTGTATTCAGCGATGATGTCGTAACCTGCGACGGCGGCGCGTTGGGCATCCAAGCCAAGGCCCGACTGGCCTTGGCGCTGGGTGCTGACGCGGTAGTAAGCGATGTATTGGGTCATGTGAACCTCCCGGTGGGGGCGGGGCCGTTAGGCCACCGCCTTTTTGTTGATGATGTCGCGCTGACGCTTGACCGTCTTGAAAAAGTCCCAGACGCGCCACTGGGTGATGCCGCGCTTGAGGGTGTACCTCATGCCGAGCGGCTCGTGGCTGTAGAAGAACTTATACCCGCCGCGCTTGCCGACTGTGAGGTACATCACAGCATCGTCAGCTTCGACATTGACGAACGCAGTACCCCGCTCGGTGCGCTCAATGGTAACCACAGCGCCGATCTCTGCGGCGTCCTGCTCGATCCACTTGATAATTTGCTCTTGCTTGGTCATCTCTGTCTCCCTTCGATGATGGGGCGGGGCCGTTAGGCCACCGCCTTTTTGAAGCGATTGAGAAAAGCCTGAAGCTGACGCGCTTCCCGAATAAAGTCGGGGTCGTCGAGATTGTAGCCGTCGAGGCAGATATCCAAACGGTTCTCGGCGTCGTCGATGATGTGAGCATCATCGTATTTGGCGTTGACCTCGGCCATATCGCCGTTGACGAGCAGGCCGTCCTCCACGTCGATGCGCTCGAACTGATAGACAAGTCCCTCACACCTAAAAGCGGCGCGGACGATGGGGCGAATTTTGTTAGCCATAGGAACCTCCTTTTGGGCTTTGGTAAGTTTTTTCATCTCTGTCTCCCTTGTTTAGAACTAACTCTCAATTGTTATATACACACTAAACCGATCTGGTACAAGGGTGGTTGTGTATTTTTTTTGAAAAAAGGTAGTCCGATGTCCATCAATCCCAATGTCCACCTACGTTTGCGGCGATCCACGCACGACAAACTGAGGGCTGCGCTTGACCTGTCAGCGCACCGCAGCTTGTCGTCACTGGCAGACGAGATCCTCGACGAGGGGCTGACCCGGCGCTTGGAGAAGGCGACAGACGATGATCTGGCGCGTGCCACAATGCTGGAGCTGGCAAGGCGCAATGGTTAATTCCCGTGTCAAAGGCAGCTCATTCGAGCGCGCCGTTGCCACCTGCCTGCTGGAGGAGCTTGAGCTGAAATTTCAGCGCGACCTAGAGCAGTGGAGATCTGGCGACCGTGGCGACCTGCTGTGCGTCGATATGGATTTCCCGGCGGTGATCGAGTGCAAGGCCTACGCCAAAGGCACAAGCGCAAAGCCGGCGTGGTGGGATCAGGTTTGCAAGGCTGCGAGGGTCGAGACGGAAAGCCGTCGCGTGCTGCGCCCAAATGATCCGGGCAAATGGCCCTTACTGGTCTACAAATATGACCGCATGCCGTGGCGTTGGCGTATGCCGGCGCAGGTGCTGGTCGATCTGGGCCATCCGAATGGCAACAAGGGCATGCGCGAGGACGCCGTGCTGGATTGGGGCTATGCGGTGGAGATGGACACCGAGACTTGCATGACAATCATCCGAGAGGTGCTGGCGCATGCGTCCGAAATACGAGACTGATCACGACCTCAAGAACGAGCGGCTGGTCGCCGACGCGCTGGCGAACATCGGCGTCGAGGTCTACAAGCTGCCGGTGCAGTATCGGCTGGACTGGCTGCTGCGGCGCGATAACCAGCCGATAGGCTTTGCCGAGGTGAAGGCTAGGCGGTGCGACCTCAACACATATCCGAGCGTGATGATCAGCCTGAGCAAGGTCATGCACGCCAGACTATTAACTGAGGCAACCGGCTTGCCGGCATACCTCATACTGCTTTACCGTGACGCGCTGGCGCGATTGGATTTCGCGTCGGAGTTCACGGTAAATCCGGGTGGCAGGGCAGACAGGAATGATCCACAGGATCTGGATGTCTGCGCCTACTACCCAAGAGAGCGGCTGACAGTGATCAGCCACAACAACAACCGTTAACGTTCAGGAGCAAACAATGGCGTTAGGTTTTACAGAGAGCAACGGCGGCGGGGGTGATTTCCTGCCCATCATCAAGTATTCGGCACAGAGCGGTGACTTTGTCCGGCAGGAGCGGCAGCAGCAGCCCGATGGGACGTGGTCCAAGTCGGACGCTGAGATGCCTTATCCGATCAGCATTGCGATGGATATGGATGGCATTGAGGTTGGCTGGATGGCCTTCACCAATGGCCCAGACTTCCAGATGGTGAGGCTGGGTGATGCCAAGCCGCAGCGGCCAAGCCCGGACCACAATGAGGGCTTCCGCGTCAAGGTCTACAACAAGGATCTGGCTGTGCGTGAGTGGTCCAGCTCATCAAAGGTGGTCAAGCAGTCGATGAACAAGCTGCATGATATGTACCTTGCCGGCAAGGATGCCAACCCGGGCAAGGTGCCGGTCGTGACCATCGAGGGCACAGAGCGCGTGACCATCAACACGCCGAAGGGTGAGCTTGTGTTCAAGGCTCCAAAGTTCGCGGAGATCAGCCAGTGGATTGATCGAAGCGCATTTGATGCCGCCTCCCCAGCGGCAGAACCCGCGCAGGCAGAACCTGCGCCGCAACCTCCAGCGGCGACAGGTAGCGACCTGTTCTAGCGCGTGAGGCTGGTGCCAGTTGTCTCCCGGCTGGCACCAGCCAACATCTATGGGGGCGGGAGAATGGGGATTTCAGATGAACAACATTGCAAGTTACATCGAACAGGTGGCCCGGCACTACAAGGGTGAGCCGACAAGCAAGCGAGGCGTCGAGCTGCGTTGGGGGACGCACGGCAGCTTCTGTGTGGATCTGCGCAAGGGTACTTGGTTCGATTATGAGATGAACACGGGCGGCGGGGTGATCGACCTTGTGCGCCTCAATGAGCCGGCCAGTCTGAATGGTGGCCTGTCTGACGTGCTGCAAGACAAGTTTGGGATACAGCCGCAGCAGCAGAAGGCGCTGACGCCGGCCAAGTATCTCGCCAAGCAATACGACTATTATGACAGCGACGGCGTGCTGCGGTATCAGGTGCAGCGGTTCGAGCCGAAGACATTCAGGCAGCGCCGGCCCGACGACAAGGGTGGCTGGCTGTATAACCTGAATGATGTTGAGGCGCTGCCATACAATCTGGTCGGCATGATGCAGAACCCGGACGCGCCAGTATTTGTGACCGAGGGTGAGAAGGCGGCAGAGCGGCTGATCCAGCTAGGGCTGGTCGCAACCACCAATCACGGCGGCGCAAAGAACTGGAAGCCGGAGATCAACCAGTATTTTGAGGGCAGGAACGTCATCGTGCTGCCCGACAATGATGATGCCGGCAGGGCGCACGCGGATGTGGTGATCAGCCAACTGTACGGCACGGCCAATGCCATCAAGCGCGTGGATCTGCCGGGCGCTGAGAAGGATGACGTGGTTGACTGGCTGTTCAAGGGCGGCGACACGCAGCAACTGATGGAGCTGGTGAAGGCGACGCCGCCCATAGCGGCAGAGCCGGAGCCAGCGGAGCCTGAAGACAAGCC